AGGGTGGTCAGTTGAAGGATCAGTTTGGTGGCGTGGGCAATATGTTCAAAGCCCTTTCTTTAATGATCACCCCGATGAAGGTGGCGATCACAGGGCTTGCTGCGGGATTTGGAACTCTTGCACTTGCCGCTTATCAAGGCGCAAGTGAGCAATCTAATTTCAGAAATGAACTTTTGCTTACTGGGAACTATGCAAATCTTACATACAACCAATTCCTTAAACTTTCAGATGCATTGAGCAGCAAAGTAAATATATCTGTTGGAAATGCAAAAGACATTTTTAGCGCATTAGTTTCGTCTGGAAAGCTAACTGGTTCTGCACTAAATTCTGTCGCTGAGTCTATTGCTAACGTATCTAGGCTTTCTGGAGAGTCTGCCAAAGAAGTTGCTGGGAAGCTAATCCCTGCATTTACTGGAGGCGCGTCTTCAATTAGAGAATTGAATGAAAGGATGAACTTCCTGACATTTGAGCAATATAGGCATATTGTTCTTCTTGACAAACAAGGAAAATCTCAAGAGGCCGCAAAAATTGCGGCAGATGCGTTCAATGCAAAACTCAAAGATCAAGAAACTAATCTTGGTACTTTGCAAAAAGCATGGAAAGGCTTAGAGGAAGCGGCAAGCTGGGCATGGAATGCCATGATGGGCATTGGGCGCGAAGACAAAGGAATGGATCGCGCTGCAGTATTAGAAAAGAAGATCAATCAGCTTGTTGCAAACATTGAGGCCAATAAAGACATTCTTACTCGCAATCCTGTAGAAATGGGCAAGCGTCAAAAGATGCTTGATGACATGCGGGCAGAACTTGCTACGCTTGCCACTCAGATCACAAAAGATCAGGAAAAAACTTTTGATCAGCAAAAGCAAAGAGAGAAAATTAAGCAGGATCAATTGTTTGGCGACAAACGCAGACAACTGGATTTTGAGAACAATCAGTTAATGCTAAAAAATGAGTTTGCTTTGCGTAAGCAATATGCAACTGAATTTGCTCGCATTGATCTTGAGACCGCAGAACAGGCTCAATTACTCATCAATGAAACCAAAAGAAAAGATCAAGAAGAAGCAGGAAAACTTGCTGTAGAAAATGCAAGGATACTTAGCCAACAGCTATATGCTATTGATCTTGCAGCGCAAGAAAAGAAAAACGATCTGAGAAAGAAGCAAGAGGCAAAAATACGAGAAGAGCAATATGCATTTGCCCAAGAAATGGAACAGGCATTTACACAGGAGCTTGTTAGAAGGTCTGATATTGTCAAGTCAATTACTTTGCAGACTCAGGCAGAGCGGGAAAGCCTTGAGTACGAGATGCAAAAACTGATGCTCAAGAATTCTTTGATCGGCGCTTCTGACAAAGTGGTTCAGCTTGCGATGCTTGAGCTTGAAACGCAAAGGAAAATTGCCGAGATCAACGCAAACCCCGATCTTGATCCTGGCGAAAAAGCTCGTCAGGCAGCAAACATCCGCAGGAACCAAGGAATGCAAGAGATGTTCATCTCTATGCAGGAATCTCTGAAGGCCACCCAGCGTGTCTACGATGCCGTGTTCGGCAACATGGAGAAAGCTCTAGAGAACTTCGTTCGTACTGGAAAGCTATCGTTCAAGGACTTGGCTAGGTCGATCATCCAAGATTTGATCCTGATCCAGTTGAAAGCCTCGGCGACGATGCTGTTTAATTCCTTCCTGAGAACTATGGGATTCTCATTTGGGTCGGCCAGCGGTGGAACTATTACCGGAGGTTCTGGGCTTATTCCTCGGGCTTATGGAGGTTCTGTTAGCGCGGGGACTTCCTACATGGTTGGAGAGAAGGGACCAGAGATGTTTGTGCCTCGCACATCTGGGACTATTGTTCCCAATAACGCTCTATCCTCTACCGGCGGCTCCCAAGTTATTAACAACTACAACATTCAAGCAATTGACGTAAAGAGTTTTGAGGATAGGATCATGGGCAGCAGTACTGCTGTGTGGGCAGCTAATGCCTACGCCAATAAGTCTCTTGCCATTGGAAGAGGGCGCGCATAATGTCGTTTCAATCAATAGTCGATATTCAGCAGTCCATGACTGTGAATAACCGGCGTACTGTCGGCCAGCAAGTCTCTAGAGGTGGGCAAATCAGAACTGCTCAGTACCTCACCGCTGTTCCTTGGGTGTTCACCATCGTCCCGCATAACTATCTGTACTATCCGCAGGTTCGAGATGTTATCCAGACGATTGACAACCTTGACCGTCAAACTGCTGCAAACATCACTATTTCTAGCAGTAACCTTAGCTGGTTTACTGCTTATCGCGGTGGCCTATCTGGTGCCCAGGCGGCGGCGTTGACTTTGGCTTCTGTGCCTGCGGCTAACGCAACAACGATCTCTATTGGTAACCTGCCTGCTGTAGGAAGCTCTGTAGTCGTTCTGGCGGCTGGAGACTTCATCCAGATAGGCTCTTACGTCTACAAGATCACTGCGGACGTTCTAAGGGGCGGTGGGGCTACTGTGAACGCTACGATCCACCGGCCTGTGATTGGTACTCCGTCCACAGGAACTCTGACCGCTGTAGGTTCTGCGGTGAGTTTTCCTGTGTACGCAGAGCAGTGCCCGACATACACTCTGACTCCAATGGCCAATGGTGCTTTCGTGAACTGGGATGGTCCTTTTGTGTTTAGGGAGAACGTGGCTCCATGAGTACGACAATGAACGCGCTTTCGAGCGCAAATATAAGACACGCTGAGTTTGTCAGGCTTCAGATTGGCAATCCAGTAACGACGACTTACTCATTCTGCAACGCTGCTGCTCCGATCACGGTTAGTGGCATCACCTTTTCTAACCTCGGGATGCTGCTCCAGCTTGGGGATATTCCTCAAGACATCAAAAGCACATCCGACGACATCACAATCAGTCTGACGGGGATTGACCCTACCAACGTAGGATTGATCCTGTCCTCTAATATCAAAGGCTCCACCGTAGAAATTTGGAGAGGCTTCCTAGACTCTAACAACCAGATCATCACCAGCCCGTCAACTCAGTTCTTCAAGAGATACACAGGGATCATCAACTCTGTAGGTATATCTGAGGACTTCGACGATCAGGCTCGGACTCGAGTCGCTACTTGTACTATTTCCTGCACCTCGATGAGGAAGGTTCTTGAGAACCGCATTGCAGGACTGAGGACTAACCAGAAATCCTGGCAGTTCTTCTACCCAAGCGATACGTCCATGAACCGGGTTGCTGCGATCTCCAATCAATATTTTGACTTTGGAGCGCCTCCAAAAACTGGTGGTGTTTCTACTCCAGGCGAAGACAAGTTAACGCAAGACTTTATAGAGCAACCATGATCCGATTCGCGTCTAAGTTTGACGTACCTGCCTGTACCGAAATGATGCGTAGGTACGCCAGCGAGTCGCCTATTGATGCGCTGAGAGATTCAAAGATACAGAACCATGACTATGTAAAGGCTTTGATTGAATCTCTGATTATTGGAAGAGGATTTGTCCTACTTGATGATCAGATGCGAGGCATGTTAGCTGCCATCATCACGCCTAACTTCTGGTGCCCACAGGTCGCAGAGATTAAAGAGGTTGCTTGGTGGGTTCATCCCGAATACAGACAGGGCACAATCGGTGGAAGATTATTTTTTGAGTTTGTGAAGCACTCGGAAGAACTGATCAAACAGAAACGTGCGGACATCGTATGTGCATCTCTCATGCACACAAGTTCTGTGCAGAGTCTCCCAGGCTTCAAGAAGATCGAAACGACATTCGTTAAGGAATAAGACATGCCAGCATCAGTAGTTTTGTCGGCTATATATGGCAGTACGTTTATGGCTGCCGCTGCGCTTGGAGCAACTGGGCTTGCCGTAGCTACTTTTGCGATCAACTTTGCTGCGTCTTACATCATCACGCGAGTCTTCGGCCAGAAGGCCCCTACGCAAACGGATAACGGGGTAAGGCAGCAAGTACCTCCAAGTTCTACTAACTCAATCCCGGTCGTTTATGGTGACGCCTGGATGGGTGGCACGTTTGTGGATGCGGTGCTGTCCACAGATCAGAAGACGATGTACTACGTCCTGGCGATTTCCAATATCTCGCCAAACGGACAGTTTACTTATGACCGGACGAAGTTTTACTACGGGGATCGGCTTGTAGCTTTTGATGGGAGCGATCCAACTAAAGTTATATCCCTGACTGATGGTGATGGAAACGTAGATACAAAGGTTTCTGGAAACCTCTATATCAACCTCTACACCTCAACCGCCGCTGGCACTATCACTAACGTCACAGGCACTTCGCCGTCCACGTTCATGGGCGGTAGCGACATTGCCGCTGGCCTACGTTGGACCGGCACTCGGCAGATGAATGGTCTGGCATTTGCCATCGTCAAGCTCATCTACAACCGAGACGCTGGGACTACATCTCTCCAGCCTGTCACCTTTAAAGTAAAACACGCACTGAATGGAACTGGTGTTGCAAAGCCTGGAGATGCGCTTTACGACTACCTGACATCTACGACCTACGGAGGCGCGGTTCCTGCGGCTTCAGTCAATACGACTGCCTGCAACGCTCTGAACACTTACTCGGACGCTACGATCTCCTACACGCCTTCTGGTGGAGGCTCCGCTACTCAAGCGAGGTATCGCGTCAATGGGGTTATTGATACCGGAAGATCGGTCCTTGAGAACGTAGACAAGATTTTGACAGCGTGTGACTCTTGGTTGTCTTACCAAGCCTCTACAGGTCAGTGGGCACCAGTAATCAATAAGGCAGAATCTACAAGTTTTGCTTTTAATGACTCCAATATTATTGGAGAAATCAAAGTCTCTGTGGTTGATTTGGCATCTTCTATTAACCAGATCGAAGTCTCATTCCCATTCAAGGACAACAAAGACCAACCAGAGTACGTCTTCCTTCAGACGCCTGCTGGGCTTCTCTATCCTAATGAGCCAGTAAACAAATACTCAACCAGTTTTGATCTGGTTAATGACTCGGTGCAGGCCACCTATTTGGCTAATCGTATCCTTGAGCAGGCCAGAGAAGACTTGATTGTTTCCTTCTCTACTGCCTACACGGGTATTCAGGTAGACGCGGGAGATGTGATCTCCGTAACTAATGCAGATTACGGTTGGTCAGCAAAACTCTTCCGGGTCACCAAAGTACAAGAAGCATCTCTTCCTGATGGCAACCTTGGGGCTAGGATTGAGGCTAGTGAGTACAACGCTAGTGTCTATGACGACGGCACCATCCAGCAATTTGCTCCTGCGCCTAACTCATTGATGGCGTCTGTTTTCTATTTCCCGACGCTATCTGCTCCTACGTTTTCTGATCAACTGCCTGGAGATAGTCCTCCTACTTTTAGTGTTTCTTGCCAACTTCCTTCATCTGGGCGAGTTACATCCATCAGTCTTTTCTATACGACTGTTGCTTCTCCAACTCAAACTGATTGGAAGATTTGGGCAACTCAAATATCTCCTAACTCTCAGCCATTTGCTCAAAGCGCGACAATCAAATTTACTGATGTTGTGCTGGGAACTGACACATATTACTTTGCTTTTAGTGTGGCAAATGAATATGGTTCTTCGCAACTATCAACTATTTCATCATCGTTTTCTTGGGCAACTATTGCTGCGTCTTCGTTTGTAACGTCATTTGCCCCAGGTTCTGTTTCTGTGTCTCGTACAGGAGGCACTCCGACATTTACTGGAATCAACCCAAGGCTTTACGGGTCAACCAGTGCTGGAGCAGTCCAGTTTGTTACCTCGCAAACCGATTCAGATGCTGCATTTGTAAATAATACTTGGCGCATTGGCGCAAGTTCAACCACTGGCAATTCAGACATAACTACATCTGGCGGATTGACTCTTGGGTCAATCACAGACGGAGGCACTTACGCTGAGTGGGGTATCCCTACGGCAATGACAAGTACACCAGCGGTCTTAACTGTTCCTGTTCGATACAAAGACCCATCTGGTAATGTCGCTCAATATGCTGCTTCTTCGTTGCAGTTTATCTTTGTGGACAATGGAACAAACGGAACGCCTGGAACTGATGGTTTGCAATACGCGCAACCAACAGTGTTTCAATGGGCTATAAGCATTCCATCAAGCCCTAGCGGATCAGCAACCTATAACTGGTCTGCTGGCACGTTTGGTTCAGCCCCTTCTGGATGGTCATTAACCCCAGGCACTTCTCCATCTTTAGGTTATACCTTGTGGGGAGCATCAGTCAGTTTAAGTGCAACTGCTGGAACTGGAACAACCAGTTTTAATTGGACTAGCGCATCAATAACCGCAAGAGGCTATGCCGGTACTGATGGTAGCCCTGGTTCTCCTGGCGCACCGGGAACCAATGGCGCATCATCGCGTATTTGCTATACATCAACAGACCTAACGACTCTAAGTGCAAGTCCTACAACCATTACTACATCAGGAAGCACAAGTTTCCCACCTGCGGGCTCTTGGGGCGCGACTATTGGTGGTGTAAATCAAAACTGGGTTGCTACTGCGCCTGCTATTATTGCTGGTCAATCTGTTTATCAAAGTGATGGTGTATATGATCCAACAACAGGAAACACGGTTTGGAATGTTCCTTACCTGTCTACTCTCAAGGTTGGATCGCTTTCTGCCATCACGGTAAACACCGGAGCCCTGACGGTTCAGGATTCGTTGACCATCAATACTCTTGGCAACATCAAAGGCGGCCAGACTGCATACAACACAGGAACTGGCTTCTTCCTTGGCTATTCAGGTGCTGCTTATAAGTTCTCAATCGGTTCATCAACTCAGTCTTTGACTTGGGATGGATCAGCCATGACTGTTACAGGAAATGTCTACTGTAACGGGGCTGGAGAATTTACAGGCAATACAAGCACAGCGTTTGCGTTAAGTATGGCATTAAAAGCCAACGCAACTGGAACTGCTGATATTGGTGTGCTGGGACAATCTAAAACAACTGGCGTTAGCTTTGGTGTTTATGGTTATACAAATAGCTCTGGAGCAAGTGTTGGTGTTCAGGGTATATCAACAACATCTGCCGCGATTGGAGTTGTAGCTAAAAACACAGGTTCAGGCACCGCGCTTTCTGTTGAAGGCCCAATGACGATGACCAATACAACATTGGTCACTAACCTAAATGCAGATCAGTTGGATGGGAAACACGCTTCGGCATTTGTTGAAATTGCTTCTGGGCAAGCTAATGGTCAATACTTATATTATCTCAACAACAATACTGCACCAACTGATCCAAACAATCGTGCGGCATGGATCAAAGTGAGCACGAACAGTGGGGCCGTTGTGTGGTTCCCTGGTTACGTTTAAGAGGACAACATGAGAACACAAACCATTCCAGAGCAAACAGTCACTGAAGACATCATTTCTTTTGAGCACAACATCAATTCATTTGTCAGGGTCTTGGTCGGTAAGGGACAAGTTGTTGATGGAGTCTTCCAACCGTCCCCATCACAGACTTATGAGTCCTATGTCATCTGTGATACGCCTGGGCAAACCAATTCCATGACGGGAGAAGTTATCAGACCAGATCAACTGGATTACACAGAATTGATGAGTGCCAATCCTTCATGGGCACCTAACAAGCCTGCTGGAGTCTTTCGACAAGAAGACCTTTGGCACTTCGTTGACTTGATCAGATCAAGGCAATAGAATCAATTAGCCTCGCTGGCCTGCAAGTCTGTAGGTGGCGGTTAACCGGAGTACCGGGATGGCAGTTTTCTCCCAGAATACCCTGAACCAAGTCTCAGGGTTCAACAATCAGATTCTCTCTTCTGAGTTGGTTTACCAGCAGAAGATTTACTGGAATCTGTCCATCAAGAACAACGGCACTGCAACCGATCTCACTGGTTGCACGATAGACGCTCAGATTGTTCGTAGAGTCGTCTCAAACTTGCAGGATACCCGTAGGGGCCTGTCGTTTGACCTGAGCGACTACACGCCGACGCCGACTCCAATCAACCTGACGATTTCTAACCGCGTGGATGCGGCTGGTACGTTTACGGTTGCTATTGACGACACAACCTGGGTGTTGGTTGGTGATCCTGATCTAGAGATCAACGATCAGAACCCTGCTTGCTTTACAGGCCGGATCAAGATCAGTTTTCCTGCTGGTACAAGCCCTGCGGAGGATGTGATCATCTTCCTGATGTTCTTGGTGCGTTCTGACGGGGTGGTGAACACATGAGTTACGAAGTGACCGTCAGCGGGCAGGATGTGTCCGTCACGATTGACCGAGGTGTTGCAGGCCGAGGGGTCAGCAACATCGCTCAAACGGGCTCAGGAGCCAATATTAACTGGGTGGTGACCTACTCAGACGGGACAAGCCAAACGCTCGGTCCTGTGGGCTATTCGGTCTATTCTGGTACGTCTCCGATCAACATCGCTGGGTCGGTGATCTCGCTGAACACCGTACCTATCGCTTCAGGTGGAACTGGTGCTACGGACGCGGCCACAGCCAGGACGAATCTCGGTCTGGGAAGTCTGTCTCTCCAGGCGGCTAACTCGGTAGCAATCACTGGTGGATCAGTATCAGTCGCTACGCTGAGTGCTACGGGGGCCTTCGCGCTCACGGGCGATCAGGTTCAAGTCACCGAGGGTGGAACTGGAGCTACGACTGCTTCTGGGGCAAGAACGAACCTCGGTGCTGCCGCTTCTGGAGCGAACACTGACATCACCTCTCTCTTGGGGGTAACTGGTGGTATTGGTACTGCGGACTACTATGATCTAGACACCGGAGCGACTGTCGCTAACGCTATTGGCCGTCTTTACTGGAATAACGCCACTGGAACTGCCCAAATGGGCATGGTTGGTGGCAACGTAACAAGCCAGATCGGCCAGAGTCTTCTTGCGTATGTGGTCAACGCTGAGTCCACCACAATCGGTAAGGGACAAG